CGGGTGCAGGTGGTACGACTGTTGGAGATTATGCAACTCCTGCTGCTAACGGAATACAAGTTAAACTTGCTAATAGACCCTCTGGTTATTATTGGATACAACCAATAGGATATGAAACACCAACCTATTGTTATGTTGATTGTGATAATTATGATGGTGGATGGGTATGTGTTATGATTGCAGGAAGTGGATCCAATAATCATTATGGAACATTTGAGGCATCAAATTTATATACTCAAACAGTTGATGGTGTGAGTGCATCATATATTCCTGTATCAGGTACTTATTATAGTTCATCAAGTGGTAGAAAATATGCTGATACATTTATTAGAGCAGTATGTGAAGCACGTAATGGTGGTGATGAAGTTATAAATGTCAGGTTAGCAACTAATAACACACAACCACCAGGCGGGGTATATGATACATATAATGGTGGTACAGTTGGTGGAGACGCATGGAACTATGCTTCATTTATTAAATACCGTGGTGGAATACAATATTATAGTAACTTAAATACTGGTGGGGATGGTCGTCAGGGTGACAGACGAGAAGGAAACTTTAGAGTCTCTCATGTATATCCTTACAACTGGGAGCAACCTGGCGGATGGGAGCATATTAGATTATATAACAACGACTATAAAATATTTGATTACCACTCAAATCCATCAAACCTTCAGACATCTCGTTATAGTAATAATAGAGTTCTGTGGGGTTATCAATCCAGAAATGGAATTTATGGTTCAGGTCCTGCCAGTGGTGATGGTCATCCAGGTTATTTCTTTGTAAGATGAGTACAGTAAAAGTAAACAGATTAATTGGTAATTCGGATCACAACTTTGAGATTCAGATGCCTTCTAGTGCAAATTTATTAATCAATGGTTCATATACTGCTGATATAGATTCTGGACTGGTGTTACCAGTAGGAACTACAGCACAAAGACCTACGTCACCAGTAGCAGGTCAAATACGTTATAATAGCACACTTGAAACTGTAGAAGGATATAATGGTACTGACTGGATTAACTTAATGGCATCCGCAGCAGGTGCAAGTAGTACAAGTAGTGCTGATATAGTTAGAAAGAACTTAGTAATGTGGTTGGATGCAAATAATCCAAGATCACTGATGCCTAACTCAACAGATCAGGATGCAAACTACTGGTATGATATAAGTGGAAATAACTTCCATTGTGCCATACCTACTGATAGATATGGTCAAGAGTCTATCAATGGACAGATAGTTAAGTATATGGATTTTTCTGTCAATGGTTCTGGTTGTGCTAAATTAGTTTCACAGGGTAATTACACAGATTCACCTTACTATCCTCATCTGACTGTTATATTCTTCTTAAAATGGAGAACTGATAACAGTCAATGGAGAACACCATTGAGATCACGAAATAGTGACCACCATATTATTGTACAGTCTGGTACAAGAAATCTTGGTATGTATGATAATGATTCTACAGGATTTAATGATACTGGATATGATATTGATCAGTTCAATAACTGGGATAGTAAATTTAACATGTACACATGGAGATTATCTTCATATGAGTCTGGACAGTATTCTCCAAACTATCAGTGTCACTTTAATGATGAGACATCTGCAAGAGCTACTATTAATAGTAGTAATAGTAGATTCAATAGAGGATTCCATCACATAGGTGCATGGGGTAGTGGTACAAGAAATCCTCATGATTCATCACAGAATTGTGGTTCATTCCCTGTCTTTATGGTCTATGGTAGGCATATCAGCACTGCAGAGCAGATCACAATATATAATTACTATAAAGATACATTCGCTATCTGATAAATAATACGAAGGAGTAAATTCTAAAAAATGTCGCAATTAAACGTTGATAAAGTTGTATCTCTAAGTGGAGGCGGTAGTACTGCTGAGTTCCAACTAGCGTCTAATGGCAACTTTAACTTTGACTCAGGAACTTTCTATATTGATTCGGTTAATAATAGAGTTGGTGTTGGTACAACTTCACCAAGAGTATCAATAGATTTTGCAACTACTGACAGTATGATAGTTCCGAAAGGATCTACTGCAGATAGACCAGGATCAGCAGTAGAAGGGATGTTCCGCTATAATAGTACCGACCGAACCTTTGAAGGGTATGCACTTAATTCTTCAACAAATGCTGTAGAATGGGGACCTATTGCAGGGTCAGGTGGAATACCTGCACAGAGTACAAGTAGATATAGTGATGATTATTCAGTCAATGCTTCACTTAAATCTGATGGTACATCATCATATTGGTCACTAGATGGTACAGATACAGACTGGTCAATGGCAAGAATTTGGACTCATGGATATGTTGGAGGAGGATATAGATCAGGTTCACCTTGGAGAAACGTTAATAGAACAGTTCATGCTACTGATACATCAACAAACTTAGGAGATACACTAGACAGATCAGGTTCATATATGTCTGGATCATGGAATGATAGAAGACACTTCTATCACTCAATGGAGAACACATACAGAGGATCATCAACATATACCTCTGGTTTTAGTATGGTAAACGAAGCAGGAATAACTCATCAATCTGCATGGGATATGACAGTGAACAGAGGTTCTATGGGTTCGTTCCAAGATCATGTATTTGCAGGAGGATATTCATACTTACATGGTGGTGGTAACTCAAGAACTGACGTATTTAACTTAAAAACTGAAGTCATGAGAACTTCTGGATTCCCACCAAACCAAAATGATGGTGGTGCTGACCCAACATGGGGAGGACATGGTAGAATGATGGGATGGTGGAAGAGAGATAATAGTAGATCAGGATTTAGATGGGCAAACGAATCGTGGACATCATGGAACCACGGACCTGGCGGAAATGGTTGGAAGAAAATACTTCCTACTATGATCGGACATATGTATGTTGGAACTGGTAATAACAACCAGAATGGTAATCAGAAGTGTGATGATACTACAGGCATACAGGTTAGAGGTCTAAATTTTGGTAACATGGGTGAAGAAAACTTTGAAATGGGTATGAGGAAGGGATATTGTTTAGGTAATTACAATGGTTCCCAGAACAATAACACCTTTAAGGTGAACTATGCAACCGACTCATACAATAATCTTGGTGGATCATCACCACCTACAGGTCACTCTGGTATGAGTTCAGCACACTGCTCATCAGCGAGTGCAATATCTGGTACTGAGACAGATGGTACTGTAAGGTACAATTATGGTACAACTATTCCTAATTACTAATGGCAACGAAACCTGACATAATCGTCATTGACGAAGAGAAATATCCTCATATCGCAACTGTAGGTACAAAGGTTGGTGAGAACCTTGCTTTGGAATACTATGAACTTGATGATGAGCAGTTTCAATACATACCACCACATGTGCATTATCTAAGATTTGATCATGATACAGCAACATATGGTAGAACTCTATGGGGTGAGACTCGATCAATGAAATCTGAGTATTCTCTTGATGGAGACTCAAATCAAGTAAAAGAAAAGGTAGCAATAGACTCTACACTTGGTGCTAAGTATGTCAAACCTTTTATGATAGGGGTGATAACATTAAAGATTCAAGAGATATTTGAAGAAAGGTATTCAACATTATATGACTCATGGGGTTTCTTAGAAAGAGAAACATGGGTAGATCAATTATGTGAGGCAACCGCATATATTGCTGATAATTCCTTTGAGACAAAACTGATACATAGATTAGCAGAGGTTAGAGGATTGACAACCGCAGACTTTGCTGCTATAGTGATTGAGAAGCAAGAAGCATGGAAAACTAAAGTCTATGACCTTGCAGTTCAAGAACAGACATTGATTACCAAACTAAAATCATCTGCAAATGTGATGGACGTTGTAGTTTTCTTAGAAGATTACTTTGGAGAGTCAATGACAAGTGAACAATGTTTAGATTACGGAAGGTGCACACAGGATGACACAACAGGACTCATCAGCAGAAAAGAAGCAATTAAATACGGAATCCAGTTCTAAGGGACATAGGAAACCAAAAGTTTCTATTCCATTTGAAAAGACCCTATCAGATATGAGAGACCTCAAGGAAGGTTGGGACTTGAGTGAATTTGATAAGAATTTAATTGATTGGACAGACTCACAGTTTTTCGGGCAGACGGAATATCAAAACAAATATTTTGTAGTAAACTCACAAGTCACCCCTTGGCGACAAATGAGACAAGTCGTTATGGAAATACAGACTCGTCTCAATGCTCTTCAAAAGGTAACTATACAATATAAACGTACGTTGAATGATATTGAACGTACAAAGTCAGAAATGGCAGAAGAAGAAAATAAATTTTATAAAACAGATAAAGGATTTGAGTTAGAATTACTCATCATTGACCTACAGGTGTGGGATAATAAAATGCGTCAATCTAAAGAAGAGATAGATGGTTTACTCAGAATTATTAAAGAAAAGTTAGGAAAGAAACCTGATGATGATTATGATTTTGAAGAACTAAAAGAGACAGTATTAAATAAAGAGATTGAGGAGAGAGAAGAGCATAAGTATTGGATTGCAAGGATGGCAAAGCAATCTGCTCTTGATTTGCTAACAACTGGTAGACTACAGGCAGGTAATCTTGATAGTATGTTAATGATGTCACCAGAAGATCAGGCAGCAGTTACTGATCTTGCATTAACATATTCTACTGCTATGAATATCAACATAGGTAAGATAAAAGAAGCAGCAGAGAAAAAGGTCGAACATCTCATGGGTGATGAAAAACCTCAAATGTTTGATACAACTGGTATTTTAACTGATTATGCACACAACAATGTCACAGGAAGATCTATTCTCCCTTCCGATAAACCCGAAGATTGAACCTGATTATATTGATGGTAAGATAATACCATTTCTAAACGAACATAAGCATTTAATATACGATTTATATTTTACTACGAGGATGCCACCATTCATGCAAGATGCAATGGGTGATGTATTTCGTGGTACAGGTGATGCACAGGCAGCGATAAAGAACGCATTTTATATCAGAGACAAGACAGGACTACCATTATCAGCGACATTTAATAATATATGGGTGAAACCAGATCAAAAAAATCTTGAGGAATTTATCACCAACTTTAAATTTTTATATGATAATGGTGTAAGAACTGCAACCATTCCCCATACATCATGGGTAATGACAGGACAGATACAGAAAGAATATCCAGAATTAAAGATTAAGAATACTATACTCAGAGAGGTATCAAAACCTAATGAAATAGTATCACTTGCTAGTGCAGGTTTTTATTATATTAATCTTGATCGTGATGTCATGAGAGACAGACCACTCTTAGATAGAATCAAGGAAGCAAAAGAATATTGTGCAGAGAAAGGTAATCCAGTAATGCTATCATTACTTGCTAACGAGCATTGTTGGGGTGGATGCCCGATTATGCCAGAACATTATCATTATAATAGTACAAGAAAAGATAGTGACCCTCAGTATTTTGATAGTGATATTAGTAGAGTATCTTGTTCACGTTGGGATCACTACGATCCTGCATTTTCATTAAAAGAAGCAAACCTACCGCCTTGGAGAGAGGATTGGGAGGAGTTTTTAGATGTCATAGATGTATTTAAGTTACATGGTAGAGAGTCAGCAACCAGACTTGTAGAGTCACTAGACTTAATAAGACGTTGGGATGAAGGTAAAGATATATTATATCCAGAATTTGATAGGTATCTAACTGATGTGAAGATCAAAGATGCACCTATAAATATATGGCGAAATAAAATTAAAAGTTGCAGATTTGATTGTTGGGATTGCAACTACTGTGAATCTGTGGTAGAATCTGTACTGAAGAAGGAGAAACGTACTATGAATCCTTATGTGGATCGTGTGATCCGAGCGATTGACGCAGCAACGGACAACAATTCTAGGTTTAATCCAGAGGGATATGATGTTTTAGGATTATCATCTAATAAAGTCAGACACCTATTAAATAATCTATGTTCAGAACGTGGAACAGTATATGCTGACGTTGGTTGCTACATGGGTAGCACATTATTTGCAGCATTATTTAAGAATAGTGCTGTCAACGCATATGCTATAGATGATTATAGTGATGGTGTTGTTAAACCAAAGAAAAAAGATTTAGGAAATAAATTTGATGTAGAGAATCCAGTAGATGAAATGGTCAAGAACGCAGACAAATGGATGAATCTTGATACCTCAGTAGGATTTTGTGTCAAACCTGTATTACAATGGTTACCTAATAAAGAATATAGACCTGACGTTATCTTTTATGATGGTGAAGTGGGTGATAATATGGTTGCAAACTTAGAACACTTACATGAACAGGCAAAAGATAATTACATTTTAGTCATAGATGATGCTAACTTCAATGGTGTAGTGGACAATGCTAAGAAGTTTCAAGAGGATAAAGAAGTGGTCTTTGAAAAGACACTCAGGACAGAGGTAGCAGAGGATGATAAGAGTTGGTGGAACGGACTACATATCTTGGTAATTGAAAAATGATTGACATTCAAGACAATTTCTTATCTCTCAAAGAGTTTGAGCAACTACACAGTGGATTTTTAAGATGGGATTTTCCTTGGTACACCTCTAAAGTTGTTAATGATAATGAACAGAATGACATGTTTAACATGCAGTTCATACACTTTTTTTATGAGAGATATTCCCCTCTAGGAGATCAAATTTCAATGTTGCAACCTATATTTCAGAGATTGCAACCCATTGCTATTTTTAAGATCAAGGCAAATATAATGCCTAATCAAGGTAAAATAATAGAACATGGATTACATATAGATGTCACTGACACAGAAACTCATAAGATCAGAGATCATATGAAAACATCCATTTTATATTTGAATACCAACAATGGATACACTAGGTTTGAGGATGGTACAAAAGTTGAATCAGTTGCAAATAGGATGGTAACATTCCCTAATCAAATGATGCACACAGGTACAACTACAACTGACTCAGAATATCGTTTAGTTCTTAACTTAAATTATGTTTGAAATATTAGCATCAATCTTACAGAAAGAACTCTACATGGGTTATATCTTTGGTATCATGATACTGGGAGGATATATTCGTAAGTATCATGTACTCAATGATGTTTATTCGTTAGCAAAGAGATATGTAAAAGATAATCGTATCATGATAGCAATTACATCCATCTTTGGTGGAGTGCTACCAATACCAGGTAGAGTTGCATTATCAGCACCATTATTAGATGCTATAGCACCACCTGATAAGAAAAAGAGATCCAACTTTGGGATCATTGATTACCTATCAACTCATCACTACTACTGGTGGAGTCCATTAGAAAAGACTATCATATTACCTATGGCAGCATTGGGTATAACTTATGGACAGATGCTATCATATACATTCATACCACTTGTAATATGTTTGACGTACACGTGGTGGTATATTTTTAGTAAGGTGGATCCCCGAAGTGTATTACCTAACATGGATGGAATACAAGACTTTAATTGGCAGAGAGCATTAAGAGGTTGGGCACCATTTATAGCAACGATATGGTTCTTATTATGTGTAGGAAAAGCAGGAGCAATATTTTTCTTCCCTTGGTTCGCAGTAATGTGTTGTTATTATGCTTATATTTGTAAGGATTGGAACTGGGGTCAGTTTCTTGATGGAAAGTTTGCTATCATTGCAACGATAGTATTAGCACTTGGTGGTGTGGTAGGACTCATCAAAGCACCTGTAATGGCATATCTATCAGCAGCAAATCCAACTATGATTATACCAGTATCAATAGTTGCTACAATAGCAGCATGGATTATGGGGTCATCTGGAAAATACGCAGGAATGACCTCAGCACTTGTAATAATATTTGGTCCTCAATATCTTGTATGGTTCTTGGCAACAGAATACTCAGGATATTTACTGTCACCTGCACACAAGTGTTTAATGATAGGACAGCAATACTTTGGTACACCTATAAGAAAGTATTACAAAGTACTTGGTGGATTATGTGCATGGTTAATAGGATATGCTTGGATAACAACATTTTTAATATAAATACTTTTAGAAAATCTCAGTAGATAATAATGTCAACTCTTAATGTGGGAACTGTTAACGCAGCAACCGTAAACTATACTGGAGACTCAACAAGTTCAACCTCAGCGAACAGGTCATTGGAAGACATGACCAACGTGTCAGGTACACCTGGTACTAATCAATCCTTAATATGGAACGGAAGTGCATGGGCACCTGCTACTAATCAGCAAAACGTTGTAAAAATTTGGGCACATGGTGGTACTACAGTAAACCAAACTATTAGTAGTAGAAGAGGTACTAGCACCAGTAATATGACATATATTAATGGTACTGAGGTAGATTGTGGTACACCTCAAGGTTCAAATAACTGGCATAGAGTTTACTGGTGGACAGTTACTGATGACTCAGGAGGTCCTTCAAACCCTGATGGATTTGGATTTGGTCTATACAGAAACGTAAACAATGGAGGATGGAGTAGAATCCTTGACATGGGTTCACACTCACATTATGTTAACGGATTATCTGATTGGTATGAGATAGGAACATTCTTTGCTTATGTACCTGTTGTAAACAATACACAGAACCATAAGTATAGGATATACATGGATAGACATAATGATGTAAACTATCGTGTTAATTGTGGTATTGGAGACGACTACAGAAGAAACGGATGGAACAACGCAGTTATGGAAGTATGGGAAATAGATAATAGTAACTTCTCAACTAATAGTTTTACAAGGTATTAATCATGGCATATGCTTCAGAAGAATTAAAAGAACCCGATATAGTTGATGCAGTTGGTTCCTTAATGCAGAGTCAAACCAGATATGACTGGTCTAACATGTTAAGTGCAGACGAAATAACTGAATCTAATTTCTTGACAACAGCATTCGAGTTCTATGATATGGATGCAAACGGAGACGGTATTACTGATGAGGTTAAGACAGATAACAGAGGAATTGACCCTGCTACTGGTAAACCTTGGAATACTGTTGCTGACAACTCAGTTGTAGGTATTACATGGGCAGACGCACAGGCAGAACTGACTGCTATCAAAGGAACTTACTTAAATGGTCAATATGTCAGAGATAGACAAAAGGCGTACAAGAGAATAGATATGCAACTAGCAGACTTATATGACGACATAGCAGCAGGGAGATTTGGAACTGACCCTAAATCAGGTAAATTTTATCTTGGAGTCAAAGCAGTAAAAGACGCTATTGCCAAACCGTAAAACGTGTGCTATGATATGAGGAACTAATAGCAAAATAATGCCAGAGTTCAACCTCGTATGTACAGACGACACAGACGGAACTGTCACAACTAAAGAATTTAACTCGACTTATCTACCAGATACGGTAGAAAAGATCGAGGATTTTTTGCATGGAGTGGGTTTCGTATTTGATAGTCTCGATTTAGTCATAGACAAATCAAAACCAGTTGTTAAAAAAGATAAAGATGATTCGGAGTCTTATGATACAATTTTAAAAATGTATTCAAAACAACTTGATAAAGAGCAGTAATTATGCTAATATATAATACAAATATGTTTAGTAAATTCTAATCTATCATGGGTAAGACATTTAGACGCAATGGTTCAGAAAGTTATTCTTTCGGCAAATCAATTCGGGATAAACGTCAAAAAGGTTCAAAAAATCGTTTCCAATCTGAGGCATCAAGACATGACAAAAAAGTTATTGACAAAGGACAGAGACAACAAAGATCAAACCAAGAGCGAGATTTTTGATGAAGAACTAGACTATGATGATGCTTCATTTGCTGACATAGACTTAGATTACACAACTCAATATTAATGGATCAAAATACTATTGGAGAAGAATCAAAAGAGATTAAGTTTAATCGAGGACTTGATCTCTTTATAGAATCTCTATTGAAACCAGACCCTAAATTACGTGCATGTGCATACAATCAAGGATGTTACCTTGAAATGATGGAGATACGTGATAAAATGATAGAGTACGTTAAAACATTACGAAAATGATAGTGCATAGTGCCATTATAGATCACAAACAGAAATTAATAGTCAAAGACTCATTAATCATGTATGTATGTCAACTGCAAAAGCAGTATTTTCGTGATGGTGCAATACCATTTAAGGAGTATGAAAAGAAGATGAAAGATATAGAAGAGATAACTGAAGCATTACACCTAAAAGACCTTTATAAACATCAATGACAGTACAAGTGTTTAGTCCTAAATGGTTCTTTCATGATCGTCTATCAGAAGAAGATCAACAAGAAACCAAAGAAATGTTTAGCGACTTCTTAAATAATGAAGACAATTTTCAACAACCAAAAGGTTGGAGTTGTAATATCAGAACCTCGTGGATGCACGAGAACAATACAAAAGAACTTTGGAACGGATGGTTAAAAAATCTTAAACCAACTATGGACAGATTTGTTGCAGAGGTCGGCACTAAGTGTGATGTTGACATCATCATGGACAATAGTTGGGCAAATAAGTATGATATAGGAAACTATCAAGAGGTTCATGACCATAGTGATAGTATGAGAACCAATATCAGCATGGTTTATTTCTATGAGATAGATGAAGATGATGTAGGTTTTAGGTTCTATAATAAAGAACACTCAACAATTAGACTATTGGGTATTGATGAGGTGTTAAATACACCTGATGAGCAACTAACAATACCAAAGGTGAAAAAAGGTGATGTCTTAATGTTCCCATCACATTACCTACATTTAGTTACACCATATAAGGGAACTAATACACGCATTACATTTAGTGCAAATTTCACAATACGACCTGTGACAGAGGACAAAGAGTCCACTAATCGACCAGGTAAAGACATGGACATACTATAATGAGAAAGTTCTTCAGCAGTAAGGGTCAAATTAGACTCTTAAAACATGCACTCAAAAAGAGTGAGCAAGACCCATCACTATACGATAGTGAGGAATTGCATAAACTCAAACTTGCTTTAAGGGAACTTAGAGCAAAGGCAGAGGAGGAACGTCAATTCCAAAATGGAGGATTTGGTTATGAAGAAGAAAAACTACCTTGAGGTTGATTATGACACAAGACAAGAAAAAACTCAAGAGGGGGAAGACGATTGGGTCTCTTCTGTACTTGGTAGTCAAGACGATACAATATCTGACTTAATGTATGGATACTCACAGAATTAGGGTTTATCCTAAAACAAGAAAAGCAAAGGAGATCTTCACATATCATATGAGGAGAGATCCTTACATGTATATAACTGAACGACTCGATAAATGGGCAGTACGAAATCCTAACACAGGTATAGAATTTTGGGTACACCCAACTAATGACCCAGATTGGGAGGTAAAAAGATGAATGAAGTAAATGTACAGGCATTTTCGGGAACAATGCCAATATTCCCGACTTTAATATATAAAGATTTGCCTAGACCTGACAACTACCACCCAATACAAAAGGAGGTTAAATCAGCACTTGTAAACATACAAAGTAGTAATGATTATGGCGAAGTATCATATCTACATCCCGAAGCAAGAAAACAAAAGTCAGTTAATAAGAATGAATCAATGTATCTTATTAAGGATGATTTAATTGGTAAGTATAATCTAGTCAATCTTAAACAAAGAATAATAGAGACGACTACAAATTATGTTACCTCTACAGCATGGAGTAGGTTATGTGGAGAAAGATGGAGAGTCAATATTAAAAACTCATGGATGAATATTCAAGGTAAAGATCGACATCATGAGTGGCATTGTCATCCTGGTTATCAAGTATCAGGAGTATATTATATGAGAGTGAGTCCAGATCAAGGTGGTATTCAATTCTTGAATCCTAATAATATAATTCAATCATGTAATTTTCCAGAGAATACAAAAACATGCCCTCAAAGTATGGAGTTTATTCCTTGTGATGGAGAACTTATATTATTTCCATCATGGTTAATGCACAATACTTGCCCGAATATAACTGACGAGGAAAGAATAAGTGTAGCATTTAATATAGATTTGGAAATTGAATAGTATTAGCAACTACAATAGGCATTAATTCTTGCAACAATTAGGGTTTCAAAACATACTACAATAGTA